AGTTGACAGAGAAAAAAAGATATTATACATCTGATTATGGATTCAAAAATTCAGTTGATTACATGAACTGTAAAACGGATAAACTTTTACCTGGTGAAAATTATGCCAAACATGAGTTGGCCAATATTATTGAGTGGTGGCGGAGTAAAGCTATAAATAGATACGAAACCCTCAGAACAGAAGGTAGATTAAGGACAGAATTAGAAATCTGGACTTCAGGTAAAGACATTCAAATTATAAGATAAAATGGCAACCAAACCTAGTGCAAGCAAATTAACAGAAATGCAGGAAAAAACTTCTGCATGGATTTTTGACCAAGCTTTGAACCACAACAAAAAATATAAAAGTCCAGATGATATTTTGACTGATACTAAATTTAAAAATGCAATCATTGGTACAACATCAAAAGCAGGAATATATCCGTTTATTACAAAAGAATGGGTCGATAGCTTTTACAAACAACAAAAAGGTTTCTTAGATGAATTCTCCGATGCTAAATTTAAAGAATTTAGTGTTAAGGGTGGATTCATGGATTTCGTATCAAAATTAGTAACTCAAAAATACGGCATCAGTAAAAAAGATGCTTGGGATCCTGCCGATGTTTGGTGTGTTCAAAATGAATCACAAGTTGTAAAACAAATTAAAGATGCTGTGAATGATAGTAATGATATTGAAAAATTAAACGCAATATTACGAACACTCTTTAAAGAAAGAAAAGTTGTAGGTATTTCATTAAAACTTGTAGATAGTAGAGTTGAAAAAGCTAGGTATCAAGAAGTTAATATTCAAGAAGGTGTATTGTTTACTAGTGGAAAACACCCAACATTTACTATTACGGACATGAAATGTGACCTTGTACTGAGAAATGATAATACCTTTAAAGCTGCAAACGCCACAATTACATTTTTAGTAAAATATAGCAAAGAAACTATTAAGTATACTTTGACGGTTAGAACTTCGGGAAGAACTTACAGGCCAGGGAATCAAATATTTGAATTTCAAGAACCGGGAGGTTCCGCACAAATTGGTAAAGCTCCTGTCGAATTGGTACATGAAGCTGCTAAAAGAAATAAAATGGATTTTGTAAATGACTGGCATGATTATCCTTCAACTGCACCAGAATTTGTAAAAGAAGAAAAAGAATATAAAGATATGTTCAATGTAGTAAATAAAAAAGTTACAACTGGCCTTACAAATGATAAAGAATTTTCACAAAATATATTAAAACAAATAATTGATCCTGAAAATTATGGTACAACCAATTCTAAACTAATGCAATTAAAATTTTTGTATGAAATAACAAAGTTGTCTGAAAAGAAAACTGAAAAATTTATAACCGATTTATTCTTTTTAGCTGAAAAACGTGGAAAAGGATTTGGACCTTTTGGAAAGTTATATTAATGGCACTTATTGACTTTGATAAATTAGCAGCACAATACGATGATGATAATGATTTTGGATTCTCTGCCGTTTCGGAAGAAGAATATAATTCCGTTATCAATAAGACTGCACAGACGGCTGACGATTATAAAGCACGACTGAAAGAGGTCGAAAAAATTATTATTCCTTTTCTTACCAAATTACATCAGACCGGAGATAAAGAATACATATATTGGCCTAATAGAACTCCTATTATTGAAAAACAAATTGAAAGAATATTAAAACTGACGAAAGATTAATTATGTCTGCGACCGTGATTATACCAACCACAGGTGTTCCTGAGGTTCGACAAGCAATTGAATCTGTATTAAATCAAACTTATCCTACTACTTGCTATGTTGTCGGTGATGGAGAACAATTCAACTCAACAGTAAAAGCCTTACTAGATGATTATCCACAAGTTAAGGCTTGTTATTTGCCAATCAATGTCGGTGCCAAAGGTTTTTATGGCCATCGTGTATATGCTGCATTTACACATCTGGTAGATACTGATTATGTAATGTATCTCGACCAAGACAATTGGTTGACCACTAGCCATGTTCAAACCTGTGTTAATACAATTGAAAGACGAAACCTTGATTGGTGTTATTCATTAAGGCAAGTGCATGATAAAGCTGGTAATTTTGTTTGTTTCGATGATTGTGAATCGTTGGGTAAATGGCAAACATATCACGGTATGAATCACATTGATACAAACTCCTATTGCCTAAAGACTGAAATTGCTGTAAAATTGGCCTCTGCGTGGCACGGTGGATGGGGACAAGATAGAGTATTTCTTGGAGCAGTAACACAACATTTTCCTAGATGGGATTGTACAAATGAATATACTGTGCATTATCGCACAGATGGTGGTAAAGGTTCTGTAACAACAGATTTCTTTATTAATGGTAATGAAGTAATGTTGAAAAAATATGATGGGAAATATCCATGGCGTCAAAAAACTTAATTATTGGTGGTTTTACAAACTACGGAATCAATCAACTTAGACCTTGGGTGTTATCAGCAAAAGTTCATGCTGGTATTGATAATGATGTTGTTTTAGTTTATGGTAATGCGTCTGATGAAACACTAGAATGGTTAGAAGGACAATATGTAAAAATTGTTCCTATGTTACCTGTTGAGGGTATACCAATTCATGTGTTGCGATTTCTATCAATCTACGAATATTTACATAATCATTGGCAAGATTATGACTATGTTATTACAACAGATGTCAAAGATGTTTACTTCCAAACAGACCCATTTAAATTCCTTGTTAATGAAAAACTTGTTATTGCTTCAGAAGGTTTAAAATATAAAGACGAAGCGTGGGGTAATGAAAATTTATTTCAAGCTTATGGTCCGTATGTTTATGAAAAATTTAAAGATAATGAAATCTTTAATGTTGGAACATTCGGTGGCCAATCTGAATATGTAAAAGATATGGTGTTTCATATCTTCACTAACGGCATCAACCGACCAATTCCTATTTGTGACCAAGCTGTATTCAATGTATTACTCAATACACAACCATTTAAAGATATCGCATCAAAAACAATTCAATGGGCTGCTGAATTAGGCACTATCATGGATCCATTTAAGATTGATGGTTTTAGACCTAATCTCTTATTTGCTGAGCCTGTGTGGAAAGATGGTTTACTGAGAGATGTTAATGGCCATATCTTCCCAATTGTACATCAATATGACAGAGTACCAGAAATTAAAGCGTTTGTCCAAAAGAAATTTGGCCAAGAAGATGAATCACAGTACTTTATTTACAGGACATAATATGCAGGATTTTACTTTCGTTTATCAAACTGATACCGGATCTTTTGGTGCAGTGAATCCAAGTACCGCCGTTTATAGTCCTCCAATTGAACCTTCAGGTCGTGGATTAGGTGAAATGGTTGCCAATATGAATTCGCCAGTTGTTTTAGAAATTGGTTGTGATTCGGGAGAAACAACACAGTTTTTATTAGAATCAAATCCCGAATTAACAATTCATTGTGTTGACCCGTATACCGATTTTCAAGATTGGAATGGTTCACAGGTTACAAACAGAGAATCAATGTATCAAGGTGTACTGTCACGGTTTGCAAAGTATGGTGAACGATTTAAACAGTACCGTCAAATATCGAATGACGCTTTAGTTAATTTTGAAGATGACCAATTTGATTTAATTTTTATTGATGGTCTACATACTTATGAACAAGTGTTGTGGGATTGTGAGAACTATTATTCAAAAGTTAAAAAAGGTGGTGTGTTTGCTGGCCACGATTTTGATGCCATTCCTGCCGTAAAACAAGCAGTAGAAGAATTTGCAGCAAAAATGAATAAAGTTATTTTAGGTACTAATAATGATGTTTGGTATTGGATAAAGTGAAAACATTAATTGTAGGACAAAACAGTTTTATTGGCAAACATTTATTCCATAGTATGAAGAATGTGGATATTATTTCCTATTCCGATATTGACAATATTAATATGTCAGAGTATAATACTATATTAAATTGTGCCATCTCACCAGAGATGAAGTTTGATGATTATCGAACGCATCGTGATATAGATTACAAAATCGCCTGTATTGCACGATTACATAATTGCCATTTTGTCATGTTGAGTACAAGAAAAGTTTATGGCAATTCCACAGAATTAAAAACATACAATGAAGAATCGTCATTAAATCCTTTTGACAGGTATAGTGAGAACAAACTCCGTTCGGAAGAAAATATTTTAAAAGTAAATCCAACGGCCACCATACTACGAGGTTCCAATGTAATCGGTTTTGAATATGGCAGAAAGTCTTTTATGGGTTACTGTATGACCCAATTAAAGAACAATGATGAAATACTATATGAGATGGATCCAGATTTGAAACGAGATTTTATTGATATAGATAATGTATGTAAAACATTAAAAAAAGTAATTGAAGTAAAACCACAAGGAATTTATAATCTAAGTTCTAATATTGGTTTCAACATTGGTGATGTATCAAAGTTGTTAATTAAAGGTTATGGTTCAGGTAAGATGGTTGTTGATATCACCAAACAAGGTGAACAGTTTATCTTAGACAATACTAAATTGGAGGCTGCTCTAAATATAAGTATAGGACCATTTGACTTTGATAATATCATTTTTGAAATTGGAAAAAAATTATGAAAATTGGATTTAATTGTTCGTCATTCGACCTTCTTCATGCTGGCCATGTTACCATGTTGAAGATGGAAAAACAACTTTGTGATTATCTCATTGTTGCACTTCAAGTAGACCCCACCATTGACCGACCAGGCGTCAAAAATAAACCATCACAATCAGTATATGAACGATATGTACAACTACAAGGTTGTAAGTATGTTGATGAAATTTTGGTATACAGTACCGAAGCTGATTTATTAAATCTAATTCAAACTCAAACAATGCACATTCGTTTTTTAAGTGAAGAATATCTTAACCGTGACTTTACTGGTAAACAATATTGTTTAGATAATGATATTGAAATACACTATCATAAACGCCAACACACATACAGTTCTTCAGAATTAAGAAAGCGTGTTTATGAATTGGAGAAGAAAAAAAATGAAGAACAACCCCGTGTAGAACAGCCACAACATTCACCTGAATTGATAAAACTATGAATAATGACGTAAGTATTGTAACATTCTTTTTTGATACTGGTCGTGGTGATTGGACACCTGATAAAGGTTTTCCACATTACTTACACCGCACAGTAGACACTTATTTTGAACGCTTTGGTTACATGGCACAATTAGATAACGAAATGATTATCTACACATCACCTGAGTTTGTTGACCGTGTGATGGCCTTACGAAAAGGTAAAGAAGATAAAACTAAAGTTATTCCGTTTGACTATCATGGTCAATTTGCAGAACAAAAGAAAAAGTACTATGATATTCAAAGAATGGAATCATATGCCAGTAGAGTTAATCCTTCACAAAGACTAAATCCAGAATATTGGAATCCGGATTACATTCAGTTAATGTACCTCAAGTCATTCTTTATTAAGTGGGCTTTGGACAACAATTTAATTACCAATGATTATGTTGCTCAGATTGATTTTGGATATTGTAGAACACCTGACAAGATTCCTCCGAGTAAGAAATGGTCTTATGACTTTGGTAAAGACAAATTACAATTATTTGGTTACAGACCATTTTTAAAAGGTCAACCAATTGAAGATGTAATCTTTAATAATATTGTTTACATTCTTGGCGCAAAACAAGTTGGGCATAAAGATTTGTGGCCAGAAGTAAATCGATTAATTGTAGAGAGTATGGATGAATTGTTATCAAAGAATTTAATTGATGATGACCAAACATTATGGTTAATGGCTTCATTAAAGAAACCAGAAATGTTTAATCTGAATATTATTCCTGACCATCAATTAGGTCACGATTCATTTGTTTTGTTTAATAACTTTAATGATACTGTAAAATGAAATTATATCTTGTCGGCACAGCCAATCTTGGCGACTTTTTAAATGGTATGCCTGTATTATCAGGTCTTAGTAAAAAATTTGGTAAGTATGATTTAATTATCAAATCACCAATGCGTAAGTTTAACGGCATCAAAGAATTCTTGATGTACCAAGACTTGTTCTCTAGTGTGGAATTCGATGACGAAGTATTCATGTATGGTGAAGTGATTCAATTAAGTTCATGGCCAATTCGTGAAGATAAAAAAGATCCTAATCGGCCAATCGAAACTTGCCGTTATGAAAACTGGATGAATGACAAGTATGGTGTTGATTTTGAAGTTGACGATGACTTTATTGTAAAGACACCAGAGTTTGATATTGAAGTAAAAGATACCTACTATGTTGGTGACCGTTGGGCGGTAGGTGATATTGATGCTCGTAGAGAAACCCATATTCTATCACACCTCACACAATATGAGTTTATTGATTTTAATAGACCAATGTTGGAAAATGCCTACATCATTAAGAATTTAAAGAAACCATTTATTACCAATTTAACTGGTGTCGGAATGCTTGCCGACCTGTGTAATGTTCCTTTATACTGTGTATGGAAAGCAGAAGATTGGAAACCTGAGTGGCGAGTTGGTGATGATGTTCTTTGGGATGAAAACAAAAATATTGATAAAGTATTTGAGAAACATTTCTACTTAAACCGTAAAGGCAAATTAGTTCATGCAAAAGATTTGGAGGCCTTACTATGAATGAAGATACAGCAGTTGTAGTAACTGCCTATTGTGATGGCCAGAATCCTGAAGAAAAAAGGAAGATGGCCAAGACTTTGGTAAAAAGTTTAAAAGAAAAAGGTCATTATGTTTGCATGACAACTCATTCAATTTTAGATGAAGAAACTCAAAGTTATTGTGATGCCTATCTTTATGATAAGAATAATCCATGGCAAATTGATGGCCAACCAACAAGACCAAACCATGCTGTTGCAGAATTAATTCTAATGCACACAGCCAATGACTTTGTACAAAAATATGGTTTCAAAAATGTTTTTAAGATGACATTTGATTTGAGTCCTAATCTTGATGTACATGAAATTATTAATCGTAGTAAATCAAAAAATAAAAGATTGGTTACTTGTAGAAACAACACCGATTTAGGAACATTATGTTTCTTTTCTGATGTTAGTTTTTTAAGAGAGACCTTTCAGATGGACCAAATACATAGAATTAGTCCAGCAACAAACTACTCAGTTGAACCTACATGGTATCAATTAGTATTAGAAAAAGGATTGATAGATGAAACTTGTGATGAATATCCTTTATATCATGATTTTCTAAACATTCCACACGATGAACCCATGCACTATTCTGAAGTAGATGACGTGCATTTGACCAACAAGATGCACGAATATAATTTTAATCTATGAATATTTTAACATACAAGGGTAGAGATTACCCACACTTTCAAGCCGAAGGCAACGCATCACAATTTGCTATTCCATTTGCCAAACATTTTTGTAAAGGTTATGGGATAGATGTTGGTTGTAATCGTCAAGACTGGTGTTTCCCTGGTGCCATTGGCGTTGATTTAAATTTCAATGATGGTAATACAGCATACAATTTTGAATATAAAGATTTGGATTATGTTTATTCTAGTCATTGTTTAGAACATCTTCCTGATTGGGTTACTGCTTTGGATTATTGGACATCAAATCTAAAACCAGGTGGCGTATTGTTTTTATATCTACCACACTATAACCAAGAATATTGGAGACCATTCAATAACAGAAAGCATATGCATATGTTCTCGGCTGAAAGTATTAGAGATTACATGATTGACCGTGGTTACATTAATGTTTTCCATTCGGACCGTGACATGAACGATTCGTTTATGATTGTAGGAGAAAAGAAATGATTTTTAATATCGAAACAGGAGTGTTTGGTGGTCCTGCTAGAAGTGGTGATTTAATTGCAATTGCCAATGTGGTTGCACATATGCGCAAACAGAATCCAGCAATTAAGTTTCACATGAAACAAGATTCCATTAATTCGGCCGATTATTGTGGTAAGATGTATAATTTCCTTTTGAAACATACTGACTACTTTTCAGAAACTCCAGGTGAACAATCTTTGCCATGGAGAAAAGTAAATATATTTGATTTCCGTGATATTTCTGGTGACAATGTTATTATTAAAAATGACAAAGAACAAAAGAAAAAAATTGTTGTGTGTCCAGTCCTCGATGCGCCATATAATCAATATCGTAATTGGCCAGAGTCCACACTACAAAGCATTATTGGCAAATTTGGTGAAGAACAATATAAAGATTATGAAAAAGTGGTATGTGTTGCTCCAAATATAGCACTCAGACCAATTGATGACTGGCAAATATCCACAGATTATGATACCAATCTAAACCACATTCAAGAGGCAGAAATCTTTGTTGGTGGTGATACCGCTACATCCCACTTGGCAGGTTCGCTTGACAACGGACCTAAGGTTATGTTATACTTCTATTCCAGTCGAGCATTGGTTCATTCTTTCCCAATGCACTACCTAAATGGTAGAGGCAAACTTATTACATATTGGTTAGATTTTGAAGGTACTACTTGGAGTTGAAAATGAGTAAAAATGTATTGATTACTGGCGGTGCCGGTTTTATTGCACATCATGTTATTGACAAGATGCTTAAAGAAACAGATTGGAATATTACTTGTCTGGATCGTTTGGACATTTCTGGAAACTTAAATCGTTTACATGATATGTTACAAGACCATGACCCAAAAATTGTTTCTTCCCGTTTGCGTATTGTGTTCCACGACCTCAAAGCAGAACTAAATGAAATGATTGTCAAAGACATTGGTCCAATTGACATTGTTTTACATTTGGCAGCAGGCAGTCATGTGGACCGAAGCATTGAATATCCACTAGAGTTTGTACAAGATAATACTGTTGGTACAGTTAATATGTTAGACTATGCTCGTAAGCATTTACCTAACTTAGAACGATTTGTGTATTTCTCAACTGATGAAATTTTTGGTGTGGCACCTCCTGGTGTGGCATACAAAGAATATGACCGATACAACTCAACAAACCCATATTCAGCAAGTAAGGCTGCAGCAGAAGAATTCTGTGTTGCCTATGAGAACACTTACAAGATGCCTATTGTTGTAACACACACAATGAATGTGTTTGGTGAACGCCAACATCCTGAGAAGTTTATTCCAATGTGTATTCAGCGTGCTCGTGATGGCGAGAAAGTATACATTCATGCCAATGCTGATTGTACTGAGGCGGGCACTCGTATGTACATTCATGCTAAAGATGTGGCAGAAGGTCTAATGTTCATTCTTAATAATTTGCCTAAAGATTATAAACATACTGGTGATTATGGATGGGCTCATTGTCCTAAATTCAATCTTGTTGGTACAGAAGAAATTGATAACTTGTCTTTGGCTAAGATGATTGCTGAAGCACAAAGTAAAGAACTTAATTATGAAATGGTTGACTTCCACGGCAGTAGACCTGGCCACGATTTACGATATGCACTCGATGGCGGATTATTAAAGTCACTTGGTTGGGAACCAAAGATTAAATTGAGTGAACGTATTAAAGAAATGACGCTTTGGACATTGGAGAACAAACGTTGGCTTCACTAGGAATATTTCATTGGAATAAGAATAACAAATCGGGGCTTGATGCCTCGATTGCTTCATTCCGTAAATTTCATCCAGACATTCCATATTTTGTATCTGTTGATGGCGGTAGCGTAGACCAATATGACATATGTAAAAAGCATAATGCAATCTATTTACAGAATGTTTCTAGTCTTGGTTATCCTTCTCAACATTGGGGATACAATAAGTTTCAGATTTATGAATTCATGAAGCGCATCATGATGGCTGCAATTGCTATGGGCACTACACACTTTATGTTTTGTGAAGATGATGTTATCTGCTTAGATAAAATTGAATTTGATGAATCGTGGGAAATTGCTTCGTATGATACCCGTTATGTTGATGGTGTATTTGTTGGGCATAATGCGTTTAGTTACATCAACGAAGAAATACAAGATGAGATTGAAAAAGTTTCTGGTGTAAGGCCTAATCACCCATATTATGGCGCTGGTGCCGGTACAATTATGAAAACTGCAACATTCATTGAAAACTTTTACAAGTATATGGATTTTCTATCTGTAAATTTTGATAGGTTTCATCCCAATCAACACCAGTTTGGTTGGAATGATTACTTCTTACAGATGTTATTCTTTGTTGCAGGTAAACCTTATTCAATTAATCCTCGTTTGCACAATATTCATCCCGAGGATCCAAATACTGATTTAAATAGTATTAAAGAAAAAGGTTTCTATATTGCACACAATTATAAGAATTTTTATGAAGGTAGACAATGAAAATTAGATTATACAACCACCACTATCTAACCGATGATGGTTCATGGGTTTATATCTTTATGGACCAAATGAAACAACTAGAAGATTTTGGTTTGTATGATGAAATGGAAGTTCTTAGTTACACAGCATTAGGCAATCAAGAACAGATTAAATTATTCAAAGAACTTTGTGCTTTGTATCCTAAGATTGAGATACATGAGATTCATAATGATGTAACTGGTGAAGAATTAAAGGACTTCTCTAGTGCCAAAGGCCAAGAACAAAAGAAATTTGTATTTGAAATTCCAACAATTAAAAGAATGTGGTTAGATGCACAAACACAAGATTTTTATGGATTGTATTTTCATGGCAAGGGTGTTACAGCATTTAATAATGCCTTTAAAGTTGGTGACGTTGCCAAGTTTAAAAACTATTACTACTGGAGAAAATATCTAGAGTATGGTTTTATTGAACGATGGAAAACCTGTGTTGAAGCTTTAGAACGATATGAAACTGCGGGTATCAATTTAAATCACGACCCATTCCTACATTATAGTGGTAACTTCTGGTGGTTGAGAAGTGACTACATGAGAACATTGGATGACATTGAAGATTCACAATGGTGGAAAGAGAATAAACAACCTTACCATTTAGACAGAATGATTGCTGAATTTTGGCCACTATCTAAAGCTAAAAAAATATTCAATATAGATAGTCCACCACCAAGACTTTGTTCACCAAATCCTGGTTTATATTCTGAAACATATATGAGAAAATATTATGATAGAGAACTTACAAGAAATTAAAAAATGTTTGGCGTGTGACCATGATGATTTGAAGATGGTCTTAGATTTAAATAACCAACCCCTCGCCAATTCTTACAAAGACAGTAAAGATGCTCCCGAGGAATCTTTTCCATTGGCGATTAAGGTATGTCAAAATTGCCACCATGTTCAACTGACACATATTGTTAATCCCGATTTAATTTATAAAAATTATTTATATGTAAGTGGTACAACAAAAACTTATGTTGATTACATGGATTGGTATGCCAATTTCTGTATTGAAAAACTTGGCCATGCACCATCTTCAGTATTAGATATTGGTTGTAATGATGGTTCTCAGTTAGATAAATTTAAAGCTCTTAATGTTGATACTTACGGTGTTGACCCAGCTGAGAATTTATATGAAACTTCTTCAAAAAATCATAAAGTAACTTGTGGTTATTTTGATGACAAGTATGACCGCAGTCATGATATTATTACAATACAAAATGCTTTTGCACACAATCCAAATCCTTTGGAGTTATTAAAAAACTGTAAAAGCAATTTAGAGATTGGTGGGTTGTTGTTCATTCAAACATCGCAAGCAGATATGATTTTGAATAATGAGTTTGATACAATCTACCATGAACACATTTCATACTACAATATTAAATCGATGATGTTGTTGTGTAATCGTGCTGGGCTGAATTTAATTGATGTAGTAAAAACCCCAATTCACGGAACAAGTTATATCTTTATTATTAGTGCTGATAGGTCTGCACCAAATACAATTAAGAACTTAGTTGATATGGAAACTGCTGCTGGATTGTACACCGATTTCACATATACAAAATATACATCAAATTGTATTGAAAAGGTTGCCAATTTTGCCGAGAGAGTTGATTACTGGCGTAACCAAGGTTATAAGATTGTTGGTTATGGAGCCCCAGCAAAAGGAAACACATTCTTAAACTTTGCCAGAATACCACTTGATATTATTATTGATGACAATAAATTGAAACAAGGTCTGTTTACACCTGGTTCATCCATTGAGATTGTTGGTTCTGAAATTCTTGGTACATATACTGAGGATGATAAAGTATTATTTATTCCTTTGGCTTGGAATTTCTTCAAAGAAATCAAACAAAGAATTTTATCAGTCCGAAACAATACAAATGATGTATTCCTGAACATCCAGGACCTATAAAAGCCAACAATTTTTGTACTATGTATCGAAGCCAATCTTTCCACGGGTTGGCCATAGTACTTTAAAACTTGGATAAATAAGTAAACCAGCAACCAAAGTGTGTTGCAATCTGGAGGAAAATAATGCAATCGTTTTTATCATTCTTAAAAGAAGAAGCCAGCGAAGGTGGTGAATTAAAACATATTCACCATGCCGAAGATAGGCCATTGATGCACGGTCATGCAGGTTTTGAACACGCTCATGCAGCTTTAATGAAAGCTCATGCTCATATGACTGGCGGTCACAAAAATACCAATTTAACAATGAAATATGATGGTTCTCCATCGATTGTATTTGGTCATCATCCTAAGAATGGTAAATTCTTTGTGGCAACCAAATCTGCCTTCAATAAGAATCCTAAGATTAATCACACAGAAAAAGACATTGACAAGAATCACGGTCATGCTCCAGGTTTAGCACATACTCTTAAACACGCTCTCAAACACCTACCAAAAGTAACACCTAAAACTGGTGTATTCCAAGGTGATTTGATGCACCATGCCGACACTAAGACCTTGCATGAAGGTTATATTGCAGAAGCCAAAGGTGATGTTTCTTTTACTCCAAACACAATCACCTATACTGCCAAAGGTAAAGAAGCAGAAAAGATTAAAAAATCTAAAGTTGGTGTTGTAGTTCACCACCAGTATAGTGATGACATGAAACACGCTTCGCCTCATGTTGATACAAGTAAATTCAAAGAGCATCCAGATGTCCATATTCATGGTGCTGAACACGATACAAGTAAAGTAAAACATTCCGCTGAGAATGAAAAACACTTCCAAAAACACATGGCGGCTGCCAAAGATATTCATGATACTCATGGCCACAAGATGTATGATGCTGTTCATCCAAAGCATAGTGGAGAACACGGCCACCTTGCTACATACATAAACAAGACAGTAAGACATGATGAGGTTCCAAGTGTTAAAGGTTTCAAAGAACATTTACATAACGCTCATGAAAAACTGGCTGCTAAAGTTTCAACTGAAAAGTCTAAGGCTGAAAAAACTGGTGAAGGCAAGAAACAAATTGCTCATGTTGAGAAACATAAAGAACATTATGGAAATCTGTTTTCGATGCATCATCATTTACATCAAGCCAAAAATGCTTTGGTTAAATCCCTAGAAACACATGAAGGACACTACCAACATCATATCGCTGGTAAGAAGTCTAAACCTGAAGGTTTTGTAGTTCACCATGATAATCAACCAACCAAATTGGTTAACCGTGCTGAGTTTGCTAAACAAAATTTATTAAAAGTTCGTAAATGAAAAGTTTTTTGGAATTAGTAGAAGAAACTAAACAAGGTGAAAAACACCATGTCATGGCGTTTGGTCGCATGAATCCTCCTACAATTGGTCACATGAAAGTGATTGATAAAGTTAAAGAGATTGCGCATAAACATAATGCTGGCCATTCTGTTGTAACTTCACACAGTCAAGATAAAAGTAAGAATCCATTATCTGCTGCACAAAAAATTAAACATCTGCATCGTTATTCACCAGACACACACTTTGTTGCATCTTCCAAAGAACATCCAACATTCTTACATCATGCCGCCGAACTACACAAAAAAGGTGTAACACACCTGCACATGGTTGCTGGTTCTGACCGTGTTCCAGAATATAAAAAGAAATTAGCACAATATAACGGCACACATAAAGGTGCTTTGTATAATTTCAAAAAAATTACTGTTCATTCTGCTGGCCAACGGGATCCTGATGCCGAAGGTTCAACTGGTATGTCTGGTACCAAGATGCGTGGCCATGCCGAGAAAAAAGATATTCACGCTTTCAAAAAAGGTGTTCCTTCTCATGTGTCACACGAACACGCAAAAGAACTCATGCACGATACTCGTAAAGGCATGGGTTTACACGAAGATGTTGACCGTGGATTATTCAAAGCAATTTTTGTAACTGGTGGTCCAGGTTCAGGTAAAGATATCATTATTCGTGAAGCTATTGCTGAAGGCCGTATTGTAGAGTTTAATTTTACGCAAGCTTGTGATATTTTAAATGACAAACATAAACTGGCAACCAAGTCTATGAATCCTCGTTATGAATCTGTTCGTAATCGTGGTCCATTAATCATTAACGGACCTGCTGACGACCTTGAGAAGATTTCACATATTAAAGAAGAATTGGAAGAACTTGGTTACGAAACAATGATGATTTTTGTTAGTACCAGCAACGAAACCAGTCAAGAACGTAACTCTTTATTATCTCGTATGATGGTAGAATCCGTACGCAACGATAAGTGGCAAAAGTCACAAGAAAACATTACACAGTTTACAAAATTGTATAATAACTTGGTAACCTTTGATAATACTGGTAACTTAGAAAGTAAAGAACAAGATATACACGAAGTTTATAACCAAACCAAAAACTTCTTGGATAACAACGTTTTAAATGAAATCTCCATTGATTGGATGAACAGAAACAATAAACTAAATACAGGTAATAATTCGTTAATTGGAGAAGGTAATGTTAAAGGCAATTCTAAATCTATTCAGCAAAAAACAGTCGGAAGATACAACCCTTTCCTCCGAGCAAAAGGACCAGCAGACATTAAACCAGACAACTCCAGAAGCCTCGTTGGTGGAAGAGACCAAGTCCAAGGTGACACAGGTCCAAGAAAAAACACAGGTATCGGAAGTTCAGTCACAGGCGGCGGTTGGAGCGGTGCCTACGAAGAAAACCAGCCCACGCTCAAAATCAACCCCGAACCCAAAGAGACCAACTTCCAAAAAGACAACGACAAAGAAAAAGTAAAGAAACGTGGTAATACATCTTTAAGTGCTGGTCGTGTAGCAAGACCGGCTGGAGTAAGTCCAGAATACGATAGTAGAGATGCTGGCCAAGGCGCCGCAGCAGGTGCCGGACTTGGCAATCAAACATATAGCGAATCAGAAGAATATAGTAACGCAAGTCAGAATGGTACAGCAATGCTTGGTGCTAAATTAGAACCAAATCCATTGGCTGAAAAGAAAAAGAAAAAACTGACTTTTAGAGAGTATAACGGGTTTCAAAATGATGTTGATGTTCCACCAACATCTGGCGTTGGTGGTACATTAGGTGGATCCGATAATAAAGAAGGTATGGACACATATAAAGACCCAAGCCGAAACATAGGCATTGAAATTAAAAAGAAAAAGAAAAAAGGAGCAATTTAAAATGTTCGCAAAAAACAAAGTAAGCCAATCCATGATTGATGCTGTTAATTCAGTAATCAGCGAAGGTAAAGTAGAAGAAGCATCTGAAAAGGTGCCTACACCTACAGGCATGAAAGTCTATGGTTCTAGTTACGGCAATTCTAAAAAAGCTCGTGCGGACCAAACTAAACACTCTGTTGATGATGTTAAGGGTCCAAAAGACAAAGAGATGAAAGAAGATTTGAAAGGTAATCAACATAAGATTGATGCTAATCATAATAACAAAATTGATGGCCAAGATTTTAAAATTCTTAGAGCTAAGAAAAAAGTCAGCGAAGAATCTGAAAAAGAAGAAGGCCATGAAGATGAAAAGCAAGATAAAGCCCTAATCAAAAAAATGATGAATAAGGCTGAAAAAGATGGCGATTGCGTTACTAAGCCAGAAGCAAAAAGCATTGCTAAAAAAGAAGTTGGTGGCCACGAAAAGAAAATGCACCATAAAGAAAATATTTTTTATAACTTTGCAAAACAATTACAAGAAGATAAATCAAAAGGTACAGAACCAACTTTTACCGATAATAATATTGGTGAAACATCTGGTTACTCTGCTAAGGCTGCTCGTGCAGGTAAAGACATTGGCAAACCAGGTAAAGCATTTGCTAAGATTGCATCTGGTGCAGCTAAGCGTTATGGTTCAGAAGAAAAAGGTAAAAAAGTTGCAGGCGCAATTCTTGCTAAACTCCGTAAAGAAGAAGCCGATGCTGATTGGTCGGATGAAGATATTAATGATTTATTAGAAGCTTATGATGAAGCTTACGAAACAATTGAAGAAGCAACACCAGTAAAAAATCAAGATATTGCTGACAAGGCATATTTGAAACATAAACCAGGTACTCTTAAAGGACAATTAACGCAAGTTAGTCGTTTTCTCCGTGGTAAACCAGAAATCAAAGAATCTGTACAAACTCAACCATCAAAAACTGGCGACAAGATTACAACAGATATGTTAACTGGCCGTATGCCTGGTGGTAAATTAAACTCTTTCAAAAACTACAAAGTAGATTTGACAACTAGTGGTGTTGAAGCCGTACCTAAAGAGTTTGATAATGGCGTTGACACAAAAGAAAAACAAAAAGTTACAACTAGTCCTGGTCCAATAGACATTAAAACAGATGACAAGTTGGGCAATCCTAAACCACAAAAATATTTTTCATCAGACAAAAAAACTACAAGTGAAGAAGTTGAAGTGGTTGATGAAAAAGTGATTGCTGGTATTTCAGGTTTCAAAAAAATCAAAAATGCTGATGAAAAAGGTAATGTTACAGATAAGTCTGGTGCAGTCCACACTCCAATGAGCCGTGCTAAGAATGCAGCAAAATTATCATTTGCAAAACTAAAGCAAGAAATGTTGGGTAAGATTTCTAACTAAGAGATTCATATGAAAAAATTTAAAGACATTAAAGCAATCAAAACAAATCCTGAACCCGCAAAAGGAAAAAATGTGGATCCTGGTCAACTTGGCCAGTATTCTGCTAAGTACCAAGTTTCTGAAAGCTCAGCTTCATTAAATCAATATCTTTCCGCTAGAGGTATTAATCCTAAATTTGTTTCTACTGCCACAAAAATTGCTCATTCCAAATCCGCACAGTTTTTAAAATGGCAACAAGACCATCTACAAAAAATGCAGACGAGCAATCAAAGGCGAGAAGATGTACAGACATCAGAATTGGTACCTGAAGAAACAGTAAATGAAGTAAGTATGGACAATATATCTCCAATGATGCAAGCTCATGTGAAAAAAGGTCGTGTGGGTTCTCTTAATGTAGGTACTCGTATGGCGTCACCAAAACCTACACTTAGAACTAAACCTAAACCAAAGAAAGTAGGATTTTTTAAAAAACTTTTTGCTGGTGAAGAGGTTCAACTAGAAGCAAGTAAACCTTCCGCATTAGATAGATTCCGTGCTGCAGCCGCAGCAAGAGAAATAAAGCATAACAATACCGAAAAAGAACGTCAAGAAAGACTACACAAAGAACCTTCTGCATCCAATCTACCACATCGTGATGTAAAAAGCGATGGTATGTCAGATGCCATTAGTCGCTTAGAAAAGCACATGAATAAAGAAGAAGTTAGTCAAGAAAAAATTAACGCATTTCATGCAAAATTAGATACTTTGGTACATAAAACTTTTGGCAAACGCAGAGCTGAAATGAAGATGAAAGAAGAAGTTTCTGAAGAAGAACTCGATGGAATGATTAACGAAGTTTTAAGTAAAAATGCTTCTGCTGGTGATTGGATTCACGACTTTGTTCATTCAAAAAATCCTAAATTTGCTGGCAAATCTACAGCTGAGCGTAAGAAGATGGCTCTTGGTGCCTACTATGGTAAACAGAATGAAGAATTCGAACAACTCGATGAACTCAAAAAAGCCACAGTATTTTCTTGGTTAAAACAACAACCAGTCGTACCTGAGAAAAAACCAGGTATGAGTAAGAAAGACCATAATAAAAGAATTAAAACTCATAACAAATCTTGGAATAGTGCTTTAGACCGTTTGTCTGGTTACAAACCAACATCTGAAGATATGTGGCAAGACACACAGGCAGCAACACAAACTCCTGCTGATGGTGCCAATGGTGGTAATGAAGTGGCCGACAGAAAACGCCAAATGTCCAAATCTGCTCGTATGATTAAGGCTTTATACAAGAGAAAAGGCGTGGTCAAAGAAGATATGTATGACCATGAAAAAGAAGATAAGTCTGTGGCCACTTATGGTAAAAAACCTAAGATGAGCCAGACAGACAAAAACGACAGTCTTGGGGAGAATAAACCACAAGCCGCAGCAACATTAAGTGGTGGTACCACCCTAACTGGTGTTAAAAGGGACAGTATTGAAATTGATCCAATAATGAGAAATCGTCCCGGTCAGCCTGATATTAGTAAGAAATCTGGCAAAAAAGAAGATAATAAGAACGATAAATAGTAAGATAACCCGAGGTTAAAAGGAGAAAAAAATGGCTTTATGGGGAAATTTAGACTTTGCGAACAATAGGCCACATATGCCATTGGCCCGTGAAGTATTGCCTGTTGCGACAGGTACAACCGCCAACGTTACTCTAGGTGGTTCAAAAGTACTGGTGTTTACTGCAAACGTAGCTAGTGCAGTTCAACCAGGATGTCATGTCTACGGCGAAGGTGATGTTACTGGTAATGTTTCTAGAATTGCCAAAGATGCATCAAATTTTGACCAAAATGAAATTGCTTTTTGGCGAGCAAACAATACCGTAGCTTCTGTTTCCGGCAATACTGTTATTTTGAATAACATTGTTACTGGTAACTTTGCTTCTGGTAGATTGGTTTACTTTGCTAATACAATCCTACACAACAACCCTATCGATGCTAACTATGCAAACGACACAATCTTGGTAACAGGAAGTCGTATGTCTAATACTCAAGGTACTGTATATGGTTACGGTAGTACTGTTGCTAATACATTACTTGGAAGTGTAAATCAAGGTTGGAATAAAATTACTCGTAAGATTAATAGTGACGGCACAATTCGTTTCTTAAAAGAAACTATTGTTTGCTTGGCAAATCCAATTGCTTCCAATATTCAATCAGGTAATACAAGTTCTAACGCTGTTTACGGCGGTCTGTAATTTTAAAAGGATGGGTACCTACGGGTACCCATTTTAATTATGCTTGATGATTTGAATGAAGATAACTTTATGATATACGCAATGAAGTGCTACAATGCACCAAATTATGTTATGTCGGAGTTTGAAGGAGATATTAAAAGAACCAAATATCTAAAGCGATTATTTCGTAGATATAAGGCAACTAAAATTCTCAAAGAACGATTGATATTAAACCATATCATTCTGTTAAATAATGTTTTTGGTCCAGAAGTGACCGCAAGAATATTATTTTACAGGATAGATGAAAAAGATTATGATGTTTTAAAAACTTTTCTACTATACTTAAACATAATGCCTGATGCAATATGGGGTGTTAATGGTAAAAATATAAAGACGGCTGATGTACCAGTCGATATGAATGTCGCAGAGATATTAAGAAACGTATGAAAACCTTCAAACAATTTATGGCCGAAGGCCATGTCGAAAAACTAGAAAAAGGTCTAAAAAAATTAGACAGCCATAGCTACGACACAATTAATAAATTGATGATGGACATTAGTAAAGACCATAATATTTCTGGTGAAGAATTACACAACGATTTTAAATCCAAACACGGTAAAACTCCTGATGATTGGATTAAAGAATTCAATGAAGGTGCTGTACTAAAAAAGAATTCAAAGAACGCACCTATTTGGCAAAAAGATGATTTCTGGCGTGAATCGGCCGCTTGGCAAAAAAAAGCCGGTAAAGATCCAGAAGGTGGTTTGAATCGTAAAGGTATTGCTTCTTATCGTAGGGAGAATCCTGGTTCCAAATTATCAATGGCTGTTACAACAAAACCATCTAAATTAAAACCTGGTTCTAAAGCTGCTAATCGTAGAAAATCATTTTGTGCTAGAATGTCTGGTATGAAGAAAAGATTAACATCAGCTAAGACAGCAAATGATCCAGATAGCCGTATTAACAAATCATTAAGAAAATGGAATTGCTAATGAAATCATTTAAACAGTTTTTGGATGAAAAAGGTCGTTGCTGGACAGGATATAAACCTGTTCCTGGTAAAAAGGCATTTTCAAAAAATTCATGTGTTAAAGAATCAGAGATTGAAGAAAAAGTTAAACAACCAACAGGTGATTTAAAGAAAGCTTGTTGGACAGGTTATACTGCTGTTGGCACAAAAAAGAAGAATGGTGCAACAGTACCTAATTGTGTACCAGTCAAAGAAGATGGTGTAGGTGGTATTGCTGTTTCTGGTCCAACTAATGTTACTGGTCCACAAAGTGGTACCGATCCTGTTTCGGCTACTGCTGTTGATATGAAGAAAAAGAAACGTTACGCAATGATTGCAAGGAAAGCACCTAATTGATATATGATTGATTGGTTTTTAAAATTACTTCCTATTTGGGTACCTGGGGCAATAATCATAACTGGTGTTGCCCTTTTTGTTCTGTTAAAGTTTACTACATTTATTCCTTTAATGTACAGACTGCCAGCTAAAATTGTTGGTACGATATTATCAATAGTCTTATTTGCTGGAGGTTTTTATCTTCAAGGTCGACAAGATATATTAGTAAACGCAAAAGCGGAAATTGATAAAGTAGTAACTCAGCAACAAGAAATTACAAATAGTGTATCGAATGATTTAAAAAAGCAACTAACTGAAACGAAAAGTAACAATGAAAAAATTATACAATCTATTAACACTAAAGATGACGCTTTGTGTAACTTGCCTAGTTCTTTTACAAGCGTGCTCAATCACGCCGCTAAAGATACCGTTCCCAACTCCACCACAGGAACTAATGGAGCCGGTACCAAATCTACAAACTCTACCGGAAGGTAAAGTAGAACTATCAACTGCTGAAACCATTATTGTTAAAAATTATGGCCTTTATCATGAATTGAAAGCCAAATATGAGGCATTTCAAAATTGGGCTAAACAACAGAAAGCTTTAAATCCATGAAAAGATTATTAATTATTTTATCTGTTGGTCTAATAACAGGATGTTCAGCATTACAAGATTTGTGGGTGGCCAATTATGACACCAATGAATACGCTTTGGTTAATAAGATTAGAACTATTGCACAAACATCAAAAACTTGTGATGAATCTACTGTAAAAAATTTATATCTCACCACAGTAGAATTAAAGAACTTTAGTCAATATCTTCCACGAAATCGACAGAATAATGAGTTAAACGCTGACTTGTTAAGATTAGTTACAGAATTATACGATAAAGAACCGCCTATTGGACAAGCCTACTGCAAGGCAAAACTAAATATCATAGAGAAAACGGCAGAACGAATTCAACAAGCTACCGGGAGTAAACCCAAATGAATGACTTATTACAAGTATCACAATTAGCACAATCGTATCAACAACAATACGAGTTAGGTCAGCTTTCAGCATCTGAGTTTAAAGAATTAATTAATGATTTAAACATTGTTGGAAAAATAAACGAAAACGCAAGTGCTTTGCAAAGAAATCAAGACATTTACAATATATTGGTTGCCGCAGTTGAATTAGCTGGATCGATAGCATAATGGAATTAACTAAAGAACAATTAGGTCAATTGTTACCAAATAACCCGTATATTGACCAATGGTACGAAGCTCTCTCACAATTGTTACCAGATTATGAGATTAATACACCACAACGTATTGCTGCTTTCATGGCACAATGCGCTCATGAATCTGGTGGGTTCACGGCACTCAAAGAGAATTTGAATTACAAGGCTGTCACATTACGCAAGATATTTCCTAAATATTTCGCTACGGATGAGATTGCCAACCAATACGCCAGTCTTCCAAACAAGCAGGAGGCGATTGCCAATAAGGTCTACGCTAATCGTATGGGTAACGGAGATGAGGCGTCTGGTGATGGTTTCCGTTACTGTGGTCGTGGTCTAATCCAACTGACTGGTAAGAGTAATTACCAAGCATTTGCAGATAGTCTGGAGATGAATGTTGAAGATGTGCCAGAATATCTACAAACATTTGAGGGTGCTGCACAGTCGGCTTGCTGGTTCTGGGAATCAAATAATCTCAATCAATGGGCTGATAAAGAAGATATCTTAACATTAACTAAACGTATCAATGGTGGTACGATTGGACTTGATGATAGAATTAAACATTATGAACACGCTAAACATATTTTGGGGGCATAATGTCAGAAGAAAATCAAAAAGGTGCATTTATTGAAAAACTATTATTTGCACTACTACCACTATTAATTGGTTGTACAGGATATTTAATTTCTGCATTAGGTGCATTACAACATGATGTAACTATTCTGAATAGTAAAGTTAGTTTAGTTGTTACTAGTGACAACAAACAAGCATCGAATACTGGTGCCGAATTAGCAAGAGAAAAGTTACGTCAAGATTTAGGAATTGAAATCCAAAAGAATCGTGATTCAATTGCTGAGAACCGACTGCATATTGCTATTCTTGAAGAAAAAATTGGAATTAGTAAGAAAATTCAACCATTAAAAATGGGTGAAAAGTAAAATGGCCGATATTAAAAAAGACGAAGATTGGATGCAAAAGAAGTGGCGTCCTGCCATGGGGTGGATGTATATGGTTGTCTGTATGTTTGATATGGTTATATTTCCCGTTTTGTGGAGCGTATTACAAGCAGTGCAACATGGCCAAGTACACAACCAATGGCAACCATTAACATTACAAGGTGCAGGATTATTTCATCTTGCTATGGGTGCAGTTCTTGGTATCGCTGCTTTTGGTAGAACACAAGAGAAGGTAGCTGGTAGTGCTGTAAATACTGTACCAACACCCGTATCAAGTTTTATTACACCAGCACCTACACCAATACCAACAACCATGGGTGGAAAATTTGCTCCACCACCAGCATCACAGCCTGAACTATAAGGAATTAAAATGAAACAATTATTAATTTCATTAGGTTTGATGTTTTGCTTTTCACAAGTTTCTTATGCTGAAGCCGTGGTAAAGAAGGTTTGCCACACAGATGAAAAAACCAAAAAAGAAGTGTGTAAGAATGTTAAGACACACAAAAAATTAGAAGGTACGAAGGTACCAGATAAGAAGAAATAAATGGCAGACGATGACCTCAGAGTTGATGTTGGTATTTTAAAAACTCAAGTATTGACTTTATCAGCAATATGTAATAAACTGGACCAGGTAATAGAAAAACTGGTAGACCAACACGACCGACACATAGCAAAGGTTTATACCGACATGGATAACCGTAGATTAGAAACGGAAGCCGATATCAAAGAAATCCATGGACGAATTGATACCGTTTTGGATAAAGTGCAAGAATCCGAATTAAGGATTATGGCAGAAATTAAAGATTTAAAAGAAACTATGAGTGACCACGTTTCGGCATCCAAAAGCCAATATGAAAAATTGAACCAATGGAAGTGGACACTTGCCGGTGGTATCATTGTCATTACATGGTTGCTTTCTCACTCCAGTTTTGATACAATACTGAAATCGTTACGTTAAATTAAGTATATTATATTATGAGTGTTTTTATTGACAGGACTTTCCTGTTGCGCATGTCACCTAAGTTACCAAGGTTCGCCAAGAAAAAAGACGACCTTTATAACTTCAGGTGTCCTTTGTGTGGCGATTCCCAAAAGAATAAAACTAAATCCCGTGGTTTCGTATACCGCAAGCAGAATGACTATTTTTATATGTGTCATAATTGTGGTGTATCGACCACATTTTATAATTTTTTGAAGATGGTAGACGAAACCTTAGTAAAAGAATATCAACTTGAAAGATATAAAAATGGAGAAACAGGAAACAATAATTATCCCAAGCCGGACTTTGAAGATTTCAAGACAGAGAAACCGTCATTTAAGAAAGCGTTGGAACTTCCATCAATCGACAGTTTACCAGAGGCGCATTTTGCTAAGGGCTATGTTCATGACAGACGGATTCCAAAGACCTTTCACTCGCAACTATACTATGCGGAAGATTTCGCAGCCTTCATACAAAGTCTTGGGCTTGAGAACACAAACCTTAAAGAGAAGGATAATCGGCTCGTCATACCGTTTTATGATAAAGAAAAGAACTTGGTCGCACTTCAAGGGAGAGCGTTAGGCGAATCCAAGCTTAGATACATAACATTGAAGCTACATGATGATAATAAAAAAGTGTTTGGCATGGATAGAGCCAACACAGAATTAATGGTTTATGTTACTGAAGGTCCAATTGATTCGATGTTTTTAGATAACGCAATAGCAACAGCAGACTCCAATTTAGAATCAATCACCGATTGCGTGGACAAGTCCAATGTGGTTCTGGTGTTCGACAATGAGCCTCGTAACAAAGAAATTGTCGCAAAGATGGAACACGCCATAGATAACCATTTTAATGTTGTTATATGGCCAGAATATATTAAAGAAAAAGATATTAACGATATGGTGTTGGACTCTGATTTTTCATTGGATGAAATTCAAGATATTGTAAATAAAAATACCTTCATAAATCTTAGAGCAAAGATGGAATTCGTGAACTGGAAGAAAGTTTAGCATATCACATCAGATTTAAAATTAAATTCAACAACAATAACAACAAGGTGAATATGGAATATCTAGGAATTAAGATTGACTTAGAAAGAGATAACAAGTTTGATGAACTTGGAATTAAAAGATTAAAAGAAAGCTACATGAAGGAAAATGAAGAAAGTCCACAACACCGATTCGCCTTTGTATCGAAATCATTTGGGAGTAATTTAGACCATGCGCAAAGATTATATGACTACAGCAGTAAGCATTGGCTCAGTTATTCTACTCCCATTCTTTCTTTTGGTCGCTCTAAGCGTGGTATGCCTATATCATGTTTCCTTAACTATATTGAAGATACTGCAGAGGGACTAGTTGATAATCTATCAGAAACTAATTGGCTTAGTATGCTCGGGGGTGGTGTTGGCATTGGCTTTGGTATCCGTTCAGCAGATGACAAATCTACTGGTGTTATGCCTCACCTCAAAATCTATGACGCATCTTCTTTGGCCTACCGCCAAGGTCGTACTCGCCGTGGCAGTTATGCTGCTTACCTCGACATTTCTCATCCAGACATTATATCTTTTTTAGAGATGCGGAAGCCAACAGGCGACCAAAATCAAAGATGTTTAAATCTACATCACGGTATTAATATTACTGATGAGTTCATGCACATCATTGAACAATCTATGTTGGATCCCAATTTTGATGATTCGTGGAAGTTAGTTGATCCAGCTTCACATGAAGTTCGTGAAACTGTATCAGCAAAAATGTTATGGCAAATGATTCTTGAATTGCGTATGCACACAGGCGAACCATACATACACTTCATTGATACAAGTAACAACCATTTACCACAATGGTTAAAAGATAAAGGTTTGAAAGTACATCAATCAAATCTATGTTCTGAAATTATTTTACCTACTAACGAAGAAAGAACAGCTGTATGTTGTTTATCTTCATTGAATTTGGAGACCTATGATGAATGGAAAAACGAACCACTATTTCTTAAAGATGTTGCTGAGATGCTTGATAATGTCCTTAGCTTCTTCATTGCTAATGCTCCCGATGCTATTGCTCGTGCTAGATACTCCGCTGGACGAGAGCGTTCTATTGGTATCGGTGCTCTCGGGTTTCATGCTTATCTACAGCGTAACGGAATTGCTTTTGAAGGTGTTATGGCAAAAGTTGCCAACAACCGTATTTTCAAATCTATTCGAGAAGGATTAGATAATGCCAATAAAGAACTTGGATTGGAAAGAGGTGAGGCTCCTGATGCGGTGGGAACTGGCAATCGTTTCAGTCATCTTATGGCTATCGCACCAAACGCATCTTCTTCAATTATCATGGGTAACACTAGCCCTAGTATTGAGCCTTACCGTGCTAACGCTTATAGACAAGATACTCTTTCGGGATCCTTCTTAAATAAGAATCGTTGGTTAGACAAATTAATACAAGACCATTTGGCAGATGAAAATCATGTTATTTGTAGTGATGATTATGATAACATTTGGTCATCTATTATTGCTAACGATGGTTCGGTTCAACATTTGGATTGGATGTCACAACACGATAAAGATGTATTCAAAACATCCATGGAGATTGACCAAAGATGGGTAATTGAATTGGCTGGTGATAGACAACAGTATATTGACCAAGCACAATCATTGAACCTTTTCTTTAGGCCAGATGCACACATTAAATATATTCACGCCATTCATTTCATGGCATGGAAAAAAGGATTGAAAACTTTATACTATTGCCGTTCGGAGAAAATTGGTAAAGCCGATAAAGTATCCAAAAAAATTCAAAGAGAGATTATCAAAGAAATTGATATGACACAAATTGCCCAAGGTAACGATTGTATTGCTTGCGAAGGATAGGAATGATTAAGAAAACAGATTCAAGGATGACCGATGAACGGACATATTTTAAACCTTTTAATTACGCTTGGGCTTATGATGCATGGCTTAAGCATGAGCAATCTCATTGGTTGCACTCTGAAGTACCAATGCTCGAAGATGTTAAAGATTGGAAGAAAAAACTTACAAAAGAAGAAAAACAATTTCTCACACACATCTTCAGATTCTTCACCCAAGGAGACATTGATGTTGCTGGCGGTTATGTTAATAATTATTTACCTTATTTCCCCCAGCCTGAAATTCGAATGATGTTGTTGGGTTTTGCTGCTCGTGAAGCCTTGCACGTTGCCGCATATTCACATTTGATTGAAACTCTTGGTTTACCAGAAACAACTTATAATGAGTTTATGGAATATGCTGAAATGAAAGAGAAGCATGATTATGTGTTGAATATTGCTGAACAAAATACAACTAAAGAAAACACAGCAGCACATATTGCTACATTCTCTGCTTTCACCGAAGGTATGCAATTGTTCTCATCTTTTATTATGTTGTTGAATTTCCCACGCCACGGTAAGATGAAAGGTATGGGTCAGATTGTTACTTGGTCTATCGTTGATGAAACTCAACATACTGAGAATATGATTAAATTGTTCCGTACATACATAGAAGAAAATCGTGAGATTTGGAATGATGAATTAAAAGGTAGATTATACACCATCGCTGAACGCATGGTAGAATTAGAAGATAAGTTTATTGACTTGGCTTTCCAAATGGGGCCAATGGAAGATTTAACAGCAGAAGATGTTAAGAAGTATATTCGTTATATTGCCGACCGAAGATTAATTTCTTTGGGACTCAAAGGCCAGTTTAAAGTGAAGAAAAATCCTCTACCATGGGTAGAAGAAATGATTAATGCACCAACACACACAAACTTCTTTGAGAACAGAGCAACCGATTATGCTAAAGGTTCTTTATCAGGAGATTGGGGTGATGTTTGGGCTCACTAAAGGTTCAACATGACACAAAAACAACTATCAGGAGAGTGCTTGAGTTGTGAATCAACTTATAGCGTAGCATTTATGGAAGAAATGGTTTCCCAAGATTTACCAGAGCATTGCCCATTCTGCGGTGAACAAATCGAAGAATTATCCGAGGACTATATAGAGGATGATGACGATTTGGATAATGGAGAATGGGACTAAACTGGCAATATAATAATACTGATTTTACGGAAGACTTGATTGGTAATAATTACGGATTCGTTTATTTAATTACAAATACCACGAATAACAAAAAATACATAGGTAAGAAATTCTTTTATTCTACCAAAACCAAACAAGTCAAAGGTAAGAAAAAACGGTATAAAGCATCAAGTGGATGGCAAACTTACTATGGAAGTAGTGCCGAACTGGCTAAAGATGTGTTAGAATTGGGTCATGAATCATTCACCCGTGAAATCTTACATCTTTGCCAGTCCAAAGGCGAATGTGGTTATCTCGAAGCAAAAGAGCAGTTTATCCGTGGTGTCATGGAAACAGATGACTACTACAATTCATGGATAATGGTAAGAGTAAGAAAATCACACATCAAGGACTATAATGTTAGACTATCTCAAAAAGCTGAAGGATGATCCTGAAGGACCATTCGATGCAATCTTTTTTATGCCGACCGATGAAGAAGGTCAAGTTCATATTGAAGCAAATCAATTAAAAGATCCAGGTGAACCAATTGGTGGAAGTCCGATGGGACACACCTACGAAGTTATTTTATTTAAAGATGATGCTGTTGAAGATAAGTTATATAATATTGACCGATTTGAAGCAATCTTCTTAGACCCATACGAATATATCTCCAATCTATTGCCACAAGAATGGTTTGGTATGGTTGTGAGAAAGACTACCACTTCTGGTGCCTTTGTACAACGCATATTTGACAAACTACAAGAATCGTGATATAATATAATTTTGAAACTATTGAAAGTTTGGTATGATTCTCGTAGACTTAAATCAGGTATTACTTGCCGGCCTGATGGCACAAATTGCCAACCAAAAAGGTAAATTAGATGAGCATTTAATCCGTCACATGGTATTAAATATCATCCGTAATCATGTAAAGAATTTTAGAGCAGAATATGGTGAAGTGGTATTATGTTGTGATAACCGTAAATACTGGCGTAAAGAATTTTTTCCGTTTTATAAAGCAAATCGTAAAAAGAACCGTGATAAGTCCGATTTGGATTGGCACCTAATTTTTGATATGCTTGCGAAGTTTAAGCAAGAACTCAAAGATAATTTTCCATACAAGGTATTGGATGTTGAAGGTGCTGAGGCTGATGATATTATTGGCACATTGGCACCACGACAAGCAGCACATGAAAAAGTCTTGATTTTATCGAGTGATGGCGACTTCTTACAATTACAGAATTATCCAAATGTTAAACAATACAATCCATCACAAAAGAAATATGTGGTATCGAAGAAACCAATCCTAGAACTCAAGGAGAAGATTATCCGTGGAGATAAGGGTGACGGTATACCTAATGTACTTTCTTCTTCCGATTGTTTTGTCCGTGACCTCCGTCAAACTCCTATCACACAGAAGATATTGGATAAGTTAATGAGTGAAAGTTATCTGGAACAAAATGATACCATCAAGGCTAACTTTATTCGTAATTCTACACTAATTGACCTTTCTTTTATCCCAGCTGAGATTAAAGAGAAGATTATAAATACCTATGAAGAAACAAAGCCGGCTAAAGGCAAATTGTTGAATTACTTTATTGAGCATAAACTAAAGAACCTAATGGAAGTAATTGAGGAATTCTGATGAAACACATCTATGAAGTTTTTGATGAATTTGAAATGGCTGAATCCAAAAAAGAAAGAATGGATGTCATTGGAAGAAATTTGTCAAAACTGTTAGTGGAAGTTTTACAATTAACGTATCATCCGGACTATCAATTTTTGGTACAAGAAATGCCAGAAAATTATGTTTTACCTACTGACCAATTACCAGGTTTGGGTAGAGTACAATTATCAACCGAAATTCGTAAATTGTATTTGTTTAAAAAAGGTGATGCTACTGCTGAGAGATTGACGGAAAGAAAGCAAAACGAATTATTAATACAATTATTAGAATCGCTCGAACCCCGTGAAGCAGAAGTTGTTATTGGTATTTTTAGAAAAGACCAAGGTGTGAGAGGTCTTGATTATAAATTTGTAAAAGAAGCATTTCCACAACTATTACCCTAATGCAAAAAGATAGAATAGTTATAATTACAGGAACATTTGATCCTTTATCTGCTAGTGATTTACTCTACATTAAAAAATGTCACCATAAAGGTGATTGGCTTGTTGTCGGTGTACATACTGATTGGTGGATGCAATGGACCGAAGGTGGGTTTGTCCAGAACTATGAAACAAGAACTAATATTATTAAAGCTCTAAAATATGTTGACGAAGTTTTTTCATTCAATGATTCAGATGGCACAGTCTGCCAACTTCTCAAAATTGTTAAAATTTGTTATCCTAATGCCGATATTACCTATATCTCGCCAGAGGATATGCATAATATGCCCGAAACTAAAATTAAAGGCATAACTTTTGAAACCATGAAATAGGAGATAGTAGTGACCAAATTTGTAGCTAAGTTTCGTAAGAATCAGGACTATAACGAAGATTACAGTTATATGCCAAAACGAAAACACAAGAATGAACATTCAGAGATTAAAAAGATGAAGAATCGGAATGTAGAAGAACTGTTGAGTGAACTCGAAGATACAAGTTTGCCAAAAGAAAACAGAAAATATTGACTTTTACAACATAAGTAAGTATGCTGCCGTTTTAAGAATAGGATTGCATTATGGAATTATGGGGTGATTATATTAATAACCAAGGTAAACACTTATCAAAGTGGACTTGGTATATTCCTGCCTATGAAAGACATTTCTCAAAGTTAAAAAATCAATCAAACACTTTTTTAGAAATTGGTGTTTGGCAAGGTGGTTCTCTCGAATTATGGAGAAATTATTTTGGTCCTTTAACTAATGTTATTGGAATTGACATTGATGAGAAATGTAAAGACCGTGGTACAGAAGGAACAAACTTCCGCCTTGGTAGTCAATCAGATACAAACTTCTTACAATCAATCGTTAATGAATTTGGCGTACCAGATATTATTTTAGATGATGGTAGTCACCAAACACCTGATATTATTGCCTCATTCGATTTCTTTTATCCTTTAATGCCAAAAAACGGTGTTTACATGATTGAAGATGTGCACGGTTGGGAACAACAGTCCAAAGTACTAAATCACATTCAACAAAAATATGGTTGGGATAACACATTTGCTGTTTCCTTGTATGATAGCATGATTTGCGTTGAAAAATGCCAATATGCGTGGAAAGAAAATATTGCCAGACCATAATGTTGTTTAGGTACAACAAAACCGCTTGACATCCTATTAAGTTTGTAGTACAATGGTTTCTTCCTGTGGAGAAATTCATTTATGATATACGGTTACATTCCAAAATCTAAACCAAAGAAGTTGACTAAAGCTCAACAAGACCAAAAAACAGCGTGGTTGGCTGCTATCAATAAATTATCGTCAAAACGGTATTCCCACTCTCCCTCGATTAAAACAAGTTTGCCAATTAAACAAATGGCTACTTACCACAGAGAAACTCCAAAAGTTGCGTCCTTGGACACCGGATTTATCGCTTGTACGAAGAAATTCGGTAATTCTTACACAGGAGAGAAAATTAAAGGTATTGGTACGATGCACAAATCAAATGCTGTGCCAATTTTTACAGATAACGAAGCAAAAGAGATTGCGAGCATGAGAAGATGAGCATTACAGCAGAAGAATGGCAAGAATATTCAGAATATTTGGATTCTTTAAATGAAGAAGAATTGAAAATTGAGATGGATTGGTTAAAATCTGTCGGAAAAGCGAAGCAAAGAGGCAGTTTTATGACTATTGATGAAAATTTTACTATACAATGAGAGAATTATGTTAAGTCAACACGAAGAAACACAAATTTTGCAAGGAATTGACAATATTATGTTCAACTTGCGTCATGTACCGACAGAAGATGTTGCGTATTTTTTAGTAAAGTTCGATCCGAAGCTTGCCGACAAGTTGGCAGCTGCAATCGAGCAGAATTTTTTCGAAAAAAACGAAGGAAAATCTCATGTATGAAGAAGAATATAACTTGTGGATGTCTGCAAAAACAGATGATGCAGAAATTCCTGCTTGGAAAGCGTTGGATATTGTAACTCGCAAATGGGCTGTGATATCTGGACTGGAAAAAGACCTTTCCGACTACCAAAAACGCAAGGAAATGTACGAATAATCATTATGTTGCTAAAAAACAACGCTCTTTCAAGTTTTACTTGACGGTAGACGATATATAGCGTATAATGGTTCTATTAACTCGGAGATTATATGGAACTTATTCAATCAAAATCACTACTTGCCAAACTCATGGCAACAGAAAACCTTATCGTTGAACAACGCAATGTATCAACTGCGTCATTCGATGTCAAAAACCGTATATTGACGGTACCTGTATTAGACAAAAATATTTCTGGTTACCTTTATGACCTTTTCATGGGTCATGAAGTTGGCCATGCACTTTACACTCCTCTTGATGGTTTAATCAAAGCTCACGAAGAAAAGATTCCAGCATCCGTAATGAATGTTTTGGAAGATGTTCGTATTGAGAAAAAAGTTAAAAACAAATATCCTGGTATTCGTTCCAGTTTTGTTCGTGCATATCGTGAACTCATCGAAAAAGATTTCTTTGGTACTAACGGTACCGACCTTAACGATTTAAACTTTATTGACCGCACCAATCTTTACACTAAAGGTGGTACAACACAAGGTATTAAATTTACCGACTATGAGCAAACCCTGATTCACCTTATCGAAGGAACCGAGACCTACGATGATGTGATGAAGGTTGCTCGCCTTGTTTGCGACTATATGAAGAAGCAAGCCGAAGAACACAAACAAAATCATCCTACTGAATTTGAAGAAGATGATGATGGTGAATACGAAGGTTTTGATTCTGAAGGTTATGATGATTCTGATGATTTCGATGATGAAGAAGAAACCAAAAAAGATGGTAATGATAGCGAAGCATCACCAGAAAAAGAAGAATCTGATGAAAAACAAGAATCTGATTCTGGTAACGAAGCTGGCGGCACTCAAGTTTCTGAAGAAGAAGCTCCCGAAACTAAATCTTATACCGATGAAGCATATCGTAAAAACGAAAGTAAACTATTTGCAACTGATGGCCGTACACATTACTATGCCAATATTCCTAATATTAAATTAGAAGATGCAATTGTAAACCACAAATCTTTATGGAAACGTTTTCGTGAAGATGCCAAAAATGCTTCAAAGCATTATAGAGGTGATGATTTTACTGGACTCGACACCGAGAAATTCATGAAATTGCGTAATGATTCTAAAAAAGTTGTTGGCTATCTTGCCAAAGAATTTGAATTGCGTAAAAATGCTGACCAATTGAAACGTGCTTCTATTGCCAAAACTGGCGATTTGAACATGAGTAAGATTTATTCTTACCAATTGACTGATGACATTTTCAAAAAGATGACAGTAGTGCCTGGTGCTAAATCACATGGTCTTGTTATGTTCCTTGATTGGTCAGGTTCTATGTCTAATCATATGGAAAATACAATCAAGCAGTTAATCAACTTAGTGATGTTCTGTAAGAAGGTAAACATTCCTTATGATGTGTATGCTTTCTCTGCTGAACATGATGAGCCATACAAACAAGCCTTAGTTGAAGGTGATGTTGTATTACGCAATTTCAAGTTGTTGAATCTTTTATCAAGTAAGATGACTGCGGCTGAATTTACCTATGCTGGTTCTGCCTTGGTACAGATGTCTGAATATCGCCGTGGCTGGAGACCAAACTGGTTACAAAAAGGTGGCACACCTTTGAATGAAGCCGTTATCTCTGCTATGAAGATTGTTCCTGAATTTCAAAAACACTATAAATTACAAATTGTAAATACTGTGTTTTTAACTGATGGTGAAGGTCATAGTCTTTCTGATGTTTATTATAAAGATAATAAAGGTAATTTCAGAGATGGTTCAACCAATCAAGAAATTGATTACGATAGTATTGACTGGAGAGCAAAACGCCAAATGGTATTGCGTGACCCAATCACCAAGAATCAAGAAATTATTGAGATTAACCGTGGTCGTGAGTTGACTGCATCATATATAAAGATGTTGAAGTTGAGAACTAATTGTAACATTGTTGGTTTCTATGTATTGGCTGGGCGTGAGTTGGGTCGTGAACTGCATTATTTTTATCCTAATAACTATATGTTGCATGATAAAATCAAAGCAGAATTCCGTAAGAACAAATCATTGACTGTTACCAATGCCGGTTTCGATGAATACTATTTGTTGAAAACTGAAGCATTAGATACTGATGAAGATGTGACCTTTGAAGTGAAAGAGAATGCCACTACCCGTGGTTTGGTTTCAGCATTTAGTAAGTTTGCTGGTAACCGTTTGAATAATCGTGTTGTACTTAATCGTTTTATAGGATTGATATCATGAAAGATATAGCAACTTTTGTTGGTGAAGCTGGTAGAATTATGGCCGTGATTTATGAAGGCGAAGGTTTCTGGAAAGTAAATTATGGAACATCCGAAGCACCAGCTTCTTTTAGTAAAGTGTTTATGACTGAATCTGAAGCAACTCAATTTGCATCAGATTATACAAACAAAAATTCTAAACCTACCTTACTGAGTGAATAAAATGGAATACGTTGAAGCGGATGATTTTAATCCTAAAAGAATTTATGATAAGTTAATTAAAGGTTGTTTAGACGCAAAATCTTGGGAAGTTAAATGTTATGTAGATGAAGTATTTGTTTTCATGGGTAAACCTTTGCCTTTTGATTTGAAGATGAAAGATGGACTCTATACTTGTAGTGTAATTGCGCCGTCAATGAAAGATGCAATGAAGATTGTATCTGATTTTATGCCGGTGATTAAATTTGTGAATGAAAAAGATGAATGAAAAAATTAAAGAAGCGTTAATTATAACGCAAGAAGAATGTGCTGAAGTAATACAAGCAGTTTCTAAAGTGATGAGATTTGGATTTGATTCTTGTTTCCCAACAGAAGATTCTGCTTCCACTAAAGAATGTTTAACGATGGAAGTAGGACAACTACTTTGTATGATTGGTATCTTGGTCGACCAAGGTGTTATTGATGAAGAAGCCATGATTGAAGCGATGGAACACAAAAAGATAAAGTTGGAAACTTGGTCAAGTATTTTTAAATAATGGATATTAGAGAATTAATAAACCGGTTACATACAATCAAAATGTGGACCAAACAAGGTTCGCAAGCTAGAATTTTATTGGATGAATTGATTAATCATTTTAAATCGCAGTTACCTCAGCAATGACAAAAAAAATATTAGTAACTGGATCCGAAGGATATATCGGACAACACCTCTGTTCGCTTTTGGAACAACGTGATTTTGATGTACACAAATTAGATTCTTATATTCCAGAACCTGGTGCCTATAAATTTGAAGTAGATTTAAGGAGACCACAGGATATTAGAAGTTCTGGAGTTATGTACAATGAGTATGATACCATTATTCATTTGGCAGCTTTAGTACAAGTGGGACAGTCGGTAGAATATCCTACTGCTTATTATAATACAAATATTAACGGTACAAATTGGTTGAGGAATATTGTACCGCATAAGAAGTTTATTTTTGCCTCAACTGGTGCGGCTGAAGGTATGGCATCTCCTTATGCTATCTCAAAAAGAGTGGCAGAACAGATGTTGATTGAACAAGAACCAAATTGTACTATCTTCCGATTTTATAATGTAATTGGCTCAGAAGGATTTCCAGCAACAAATCCGGATGGATTATTTTATAATTTAGTCCAAGCAATGGAAACAGGTAAAATTACTATATATGGTGATGATTACGACACAAAAGATGGTACAGCAGTTCGTGAATATATTCATGTAATGGATGTTTGCCGTGCTTTGATAGAAGCAATTGATAACCCATCTACAAGTCGTTTTGAAAACTTGGCCTACAATGACACAAGGACAGTCAAAGAGATTGTCCAAACTTTTATTAAAGTGAATAAGGTAGATTGTCAAGTTGAATATGCACCAAGACGACCTGGTGATTTGGAGGCTTGTTACTTAGAGAACCCGTCACCGTTTATGAAAAGAAACTATACTTACGAAGAAATGTTAAAATGGAAGCCCTAAAATTTACCGGAATGATTTTGGTTGTAATTGGTGCTTATGCGCTGATGGGTAATGATGATTACCATAAAAAGTTTGACAAACCTGAAATTATTCGTTATAATTGTGATATGTTAATAGGTGGTTGGCATCCAGATGTACCACCAGAAGTGATAAAAAAATGTCGTGACCCAAATGAAAGGACTGTCCGTGTTACAACCTATAAAGACTAAAATTCTCATTCAATTGGAGAATATGGAAAAAGAACAGGTACTAGATTCCGGTATCGTTTTGACTACAAAAGACCGACACGAAGCTCAGCGAGCAAAAGTACTGGCTGTTGGTCCTGCTGTGGAGTATGTTAAAGTTGGTGATAGTATTCTTCCTAATTGGAATGCTGCAGAACCTACAAAATTTGAAAAAGAAGATTACTTCCTTGTTAAAGAGGAAGATGTTGTAATGATTATTGAGGAGTAATTATGGTAAATTTGAAATCTTATGATGAAATATACATTGCTGTATTAAGAAAAGAACGTGAACATTTATTGAGTTTACATGACCCGTATGCAGAAGGTACTGGTCATTTCAATACTGCAGCCGGTGTACTATCGGAAAGAATTAAAGAAATTTCGGCCAAAAAAGAAAATTGGCCAGTTGAATATAACGATTAATTGAGGGAATTATATTATGCCGAATTGGTGTCAGAATGTGGCCACAATCAACCACGAAGATAAAGAAAAGATTGACGCAATTGAAAATGAATTGAATAAAGAAAAAGATGATGTTGCTCTTTTTCAAATGTTACGACCACGACCTGCTGACCAAGAAGAAAATTGGTACAGTTGGAATTGTGAAAATTGGGGTACCAAGTGGGACGCTTCAGTATACGATTTTGACCGTGTTGATGACAATACTATTAAAATCAATTTTGACACAGCATGGGGTCCTTGTATCGCATTATATGAAAATTTAGATTCAGAAGGTTATGAAGTTGATGCTTTCTACCACGAAGAAGGCATGGCTTTTTGTGGTCGTTATGCTTATGGTGCAGACGACCATTATGAATATTCTGATATGGATTCAGCGGCTGTTCAATATGAAATTCCTTCCGAAATCGATGAGATGTTTAATATCTCTGAAATGATGCAAGAGCGTGAAGCAGAAGATGACCACGAAGATTGGCAAGAAGATGAAGATGAAGATGAAGAACCAGAATATGAAATGACAGAATGGTTTGATGTTGAAACCAAACCTGTTCATATTGGTGAATATGAAGTTCAGTATAAAGAAGCCAATTCATGGCCATTTCCCACCAGACTAACTTGGACTGGTAAGAAATGGATTAATGGTCTAGATGAAGAACGTAAAGATGTTGGCCAATGGAGAGGTCTTACTGAATGGCAACACCAGATGATTGTTGAGATGGAAAACCTTAAAAAGGAATTCGAACAACTATCAACTAAAGAACAGGTTTAATTACAGACCACGGATGGAATAATAATCCCGAACAACTCTTTCTAGCTCAGCATGAGTTTTAGGATTTTTAGAACGGATATATTGTTCCATTCTGGCGTAGTAACCTAAGTCGAATAAAAAATTGTAGATTGATTTTAATAATTTCATTATAGTTCCTTTTGAGATTTAATGTTCACTAGTAGTTATACTATTAGTGTTTGTACTAATATATAGGTGCCGAATTGTTACAGGAGAATGACATGACAACATTTACATCCGATGATAGAGAAGAAGCAGAGAAGCGTCAAAAAATTATGAATGACCTTCAAAACAAAGACCAAAAAGGTTTACCACCAGATTGGGAAAATACTACTAATCCTTGGCCTTTCAGCGAAGAAGATGTTTTAGAAGAAGATGAAATCCCCCACTTTAAGCAAGAATAATGTCAGAAAATATTCCAAGAGATAGAACAATTATCAAGTTAATGAATATTGCTGATGATTGCCATAGAGCAACTAAAGACTTAAAAGATCCAGACCTTGAGATGAGATTGAAACTGGTGGCTAATTTGGTTGCTGGTATTCTCAATGATTACCATGATAGGAATCCAAAATGAACCAGTTAGAGATTCAATATTTTTTCCCTTTAACCGAACAGATTCCATTGGACTTAGATTATGGACCGACACATCTTCATTTCAGAGCCAAAGGAATTGCTGGTACCTCTAGTACGCCGATTCTAGGTTCTATCTATGAATTTACATCAACACCTACTTGGACCACCTCTATTAATGTCGATACTAACAATATCGTCATTACATCAAAACATAAACAACCACTCTATCGTAGAGTATTATTTAAATTATTAGGAATCAATTGGAAATGCGAAACGTAAAAACGAAACTTACCATCCTAACCGCTCTCACGCTTCTGGTTTTTGCCAGCGCTTCCGGAGCTATCAGCCATTATATTCCCACAGTAACCGAGGATACGATTACTTGTCGGCCTCAAAAAGGTTCCTCTGAGGATCTGTGGACTTGCCACGACTATTATGGTAATCAATTTAAAGATTTACAAATTTCTATTTTAATTAAATGATATTCTATAACATTCTCGGATTATTCTTCACGTTTATGTGGAATACTTCTATGCTCGGCGGAACAATCTATCTCATTACAAAAGAAGATTGGTCTCCGTGGACCTTAGTAGCCACTCTCTTTTTCTTTATTCGTTGGAAAGAATGGACTCCGAAAGAACCAAAAGAACCGCCTAATCCAAGGATTATATTATGAGAATCGAGAGAAGCTGGATAAATGGTGGTCAACCTCACCTATTTTACTACGTCAATCAGGCTGGTAGAATCATCGCTGAAACCACTATTACTGGTACAGGTGCAGCCAGTAAGTATTCGTGTGTTGTCTATCCCAATACCACAGATACTAAAACCTTAGGAATGTATATTAGTTCCGAAACGGCTAAGAGGGCCATAGAACATTACTGGTATGAATCAGATAGTGTATATAATACTTCTAATAATATACTGGAATGATACTAAAGAAAAGAAACTCTCAGACTGCTCGATGGGATAAAGAGAATGATAAGTGGATTACTGGTACCCTAGAATACCAATGGGTGGACATGAAGAATAAACCTATATCTGCCTGGATGAATCTCGATGATGCCTTAGTATGGATACAAGAATATGACAATGGAAAGTAATGTATGATATTACCATTTTGCGCTGTATGTGGAACTACTGAAGGACTACATCAACATCATTTAGAACCAGTAATACAGACTGGTATTGAAAGAAAAAGAAAAAAAGGTTATGATTCTAAGAAGCCTTTAAATGAATGTGATTCCATGGAAGTATTCGCATATCTCTTTGACCAAGGTATAATCTCTGATGATGGCACCATTACTGTATGCGACTATCATCATAATATTCTCCATGGTATTATGAAATTCCAAATGGCAAACCACAATAACCTTATCAAAAAAGGTTTAGAAAGAGCTCGTGAAAACGGCACTAAATTAGGTAGACCTACTGTGGTTACCGAAGATATGAAGCATGAAGTGCTTACTCTAAGAAAACAAGGAGTAGCTATTAAGAAACTCGCAAGTCAATTTGGTATTGGTGTTGGTACTATCTACTCCATATTAGAATCTCCTCCTCCAAAAAACTTTGGAATACTGACTTACCTCCAGGAAAAAAATTCGAAATCCTGAATCCGGCCTAAAAAAAACTTTTTGGATTTAAAGTGTTTGACCTGGTACAGGCTTTTTTTTACCTATACGGATCAACTGCTTACCTGCGCTTTCTCTCAGCACCTCTCTCAACCGCTCTATACCCCCTCTGCGTCTCCTGTCCATTTTCTGTGCGTCCTGCCTTATCCCCTATACGCCTCGCCGTGCGTCCCAGAGCGCCTCAATAATACTTGACCAGTCCGCTGGAGTATTATCCCCAATAAAATCAACCACTTACCGCATCGAAAATAACGCTTTACATTTTCCATGGAACCTGTATACTCCAAGAGTGGACATTTTATCGCTCGGTGCTGTTGTTTCCATACAACACATTTAGAGATAAAGTCAAAATTTTATTATTTGAAAGTATTATATTATTATGAATAACGATATTAAAGCATTATCTAATATGAGTATCGCTGAATTAAAGCAGTTATTATCATGCGTTAATCAGGACCTCAAGAGTATTAAAAAGCGTGAGAAAATCGCTGCTGATAATCAACCTAGTGAATATGATATTGCCAATAGTATCGCTAAATCATTTACAGGTAAAGTATATTCAAAACCAGTAGAAAATGCTAAACTAAAAGCAGATATTCAAATTCAGCAGGATATTCTCGATTATCTCAATAGTGGTAAGCATATTATCACCGCTAAACCAAGAAAATCAAGAAAAAATGGTAATAAACCATTTGTAGTAGCATTATCTAATAAAGTATCACTATAAGCAGTAACCATTTAAATTTAAACTAAAGGAAATTATATGTTATTAATCGACACTATTCAAGCATTATCATTATCAGACAAGCGTGCATTGGTAAAAACAATCCGTAGCATTATCTCAGAGGAAGTAAAAGATAAAAAGGTAATGGCAGTATTTACTAAACAAGCAAAAGAAAATGCTAAGAGAGAGAAAATCGAAGCGCAAATTAAAGCTGCTTCTGATAAACTTGCCAAATTGCAAGCAAAATTATCTGCTTAATATCTAAATGATTTATAATAACCATTATATCCGCTCAGCGGCGCTTAGTGGTTATTAGTAAGTTATTGATTATATTAAAGTTTTTATTCTCGATTATCTCAAAGTATCTCGGAAAATCTCTCAGGATAATCTAGGACGCACTAGGATAATCTGGTATTCAAACTAAGACTTAATCGAAGCACTATACCGGCGACAATATAGCGACTATATTACGGAAAGTAATAAAGTATATTATTATTAGTTATTAACAGGAGTTTATATGAGTAAAAAGCATTATATTATCGTAGCAAAATCGTTATTTGAATCGAAAGCGGATTTTCTATTATGTTCCAATCTAGCAGTACAGTTTAAAAATGATAATCGGTTATTTGATATTAACCGTTTTCTTACTGCTTGTGGTCATTAATCGAGGTTATTATGAAATTAACCAAACGGATATTAATCAATAACCTATCAGATTATATGGTTAAGCATCACGGTGTAGAATATACCTTATTTTATATGAATAATCTTATGGGTGAGGTATTAAGTATTCCAAAGGATAAGCAGTTTAATTATATACGGGATAGATTTTCTTCCGTTTATCAATTATATGGGAGATAGTATTATGGCATATATCGATAAGCAGTATATTAAGATTATGTTATTATCTACTGGTCTATTATTGATTGGTATATTGATATAGTGGTATTATAATATATCTTACGGGGTATATTAGTAATATTATTAGGAGTTTATATGAAGTTTATGTTATTGTTTATTATTATGTTATTATCTTACCACTTTACCAATATTGATACAGAATATATGGTTATGAGTGGCAATATTAGAATTGAAAGGTCATTATGATAGAATATAGAATTACTAGAGTGGTAAATGGTCAGGATGTATCATCTACTGTATTATCAGATAATCAATTGGATTTAATCTATAATGGTTTATCTGCTATTACCGATGATATTAAGGACGAAGATAGTCCTTATTATGATAAAAATGATGATATTGATTTGGATATTATGTTTGACCGATTATATGAGGTATGTAAATGAGTGGTACTAAGCGGTTAATCGAAGAATTTAATTATTACTTTGATAATAATAATAGTGGTGTGGAAATCTCTGGTGAATATTTTTTGGCATCGGAGATATTGTTTAATCTTAATCCAAATGCGTATCAGGTAGAATTTGATACTTGGTTGGATATACAGGAGAGTAATAATGAGTAGATTTATTGCTGATGGTTCTAGGGTAATTGGTTTATTTAAAAATGAAGCGATTATCGGTAAAGTAGAATCCAGTAGAATGTATGGTAAGCGGATTGTTTATACAGTTAATCTAGATAATCCAATTACATTAAGGTGGCGTACCGATCCAGTATATACTATTTTACTTGGTAAGGATGAGATTAAGGCGGCGCCATTATGATGAGGAAATTATATTATCTTACCATTTTATTTTGTTTGTGGGTATTTACATTATGTGCATTAAATTTATATTATTCGGTAATGTATTTTAATTATTATCTCAAATAGTCTGTTGTGCCCATACAACACATTATGGTTTTTCGGCAGAGAAACCGTATTGGAATATGCCATATTGATTGTGGTATATTCTAATGCCTGTATAATGGTTTTTTCGGTAGCAAATCTTGATTGAAATTTTTAAGAATAGGAAATTATGAAATTATTATCAGTCGGTAATCCCAAGACTTTAAAGGGAATGGCACAAGGTTATAATACCTTTATTTTACACTTGGCGCCTTATACATTATCAGGTCATAATACCTGTCCTAAGGCATCACCAGGTTGCGCTGCCGCTTGTTTAAATACTGCTGGTCGAGGTGGTATGTTTAAGCGTGGTGAGGTAACGAATACCATTCAGCAGGCGAGAATCCGTAAAACTAAAATGTTTTATGAAATGCGTGAAGTGTTTATGTTTGAATTGGTAAGAGATATTAAGAATGCTATTAAGCAAAGCGAGAAAAAAGGTCTTATTCCTGTATTTCGTTTAAATGGCACCAGCGATTTATCGTGGGAAAAATATCCAGTAACCAAAGATGGTACAGTATATACTAACATCTTTGCAGCTTTTGATAATGTCCAGTTTTATGATTATACCAAGGTACTCGGTCGTAAGGTAAAACATATTTCTAATTATCACCTTACATTTTCTATGGCAGATGGTAATTACATGGATTGTAAGCAGGCAGTTAATGAAGGTCTTAATATTGCTGTGGTATTTGGTATTAAGAAAGGCACAGCAATGCCAGAGAAATTCTTTAATTCTAACCTGACTGTATTTAATGGTGATGAAAGTGATTTACGCTTTCTTGATCCAAAAGGTTGTGTGGTTGGTTTATATGCCAAAGGCAAGGCAAAGAAGGATACTAGCGGTTTCGTAAAATATCCAGTTGGTGATTATCAGTTTACTATTAAAATAGCTGCTTAATTGTATTATAGTAACCATTCTATGAGTGGTTATTAGTAAGATTATGTAAGTAAGTATAAACAAAGGAGTATTATGAATAATGTTATATTTGAATTAACTCGTTATGGTATTGGTAAAGATGAGTATTCGGTTAAATTGCAATTGGATGAAATTGAACTTATCTATGACGCATTAAATGATTTTCCACAATGGAATGATGATGAGGATGATAATCCAACTTCCATCATTATGTCCAAACTCTATAATATGATTGAGGTATAATATGAATTTATTTACATTAATTGACGAAGTAACAGAATTGACCGATAATTATGTTGGTACAATGGAAAAGGTGCCTGCTGTCAAATTAGGTCTTGATAATAGGTCAGGTAGTTTGTTTATATCACCTGATTGTATTGCTGTATATAAAGGTAATGACCGTGCCTTACAGTATTATGGTGGTTTTGAATATGTTGATAAAGAATTCCGCCATGAAATGGGAGATTTTGTATTCTATTCGAGTGAAGATGATAGAATCCAAGGTCATTTAGAAACTTATTTGAATATGGAAGAGGCAGAATAATGATTAATCAAACTGTATTAATCGTATTATTTGCCTTAACTGGTACATTAACAGTAATTTCAGGCATTGCATTATATAAACTATTTAAGGAACCAATTAAGTGAATACATGGGAATTTGTGATAAGTGAATTAAAATCGTTACAGCAAGGTTTTGAAGATAATCAGGCTATTGCTGAATTGTTTGTGGAACAAAAACTGTTGTCTGGATACAACATAACCAAAAGTAAGGACCAAGTATATCGCTTCTAATATGACAAAGTGCTTGTGGTATAGTGTGGTACCTGTATAATGGTTTTATTAATTGATTAGGAGATATTATGTTGAAATTTGAAGGAATTGCTACTGTTGGTGATATCATTCGTGCATACGATTTTAAACCAATGGCAGGTCGTGATGATGCATTTATTGAAGGTGTAGTGATTGATGCCAATTCCTATGAGTCCGGTTTTAGTTCATACAAAATAAAAGTAACGGTTGATAAGTTTAAGAAATACGAAACCAAAGTTAATGCTAGAAACCGTGTTGAGCAGATTGCTTTTGTACCGCATCAAACCAGTTTTATGGAGTTTGATTTTAGAGTAATTAATTTAAGTAAAGTTTAATGTTAAATGAGGCGTCCTGTCGGGTGTAAGACCTCATCTTTTTGAAAGTATATATGGAATATCGTTTAAAAGAAATTGCAATGTGCCAAGCATTAGAGAATTATCAGGCACCAGCCAATTTTCGTTCTAGTTATAAGGCAGTACCAATTGCTTTGTATGAAGAAATGAAAAGATTTATTGATTTTACCAAGTATTATGTTTGTTTTCGTGGTCCCCGCTTTAATGGTAGTTATTCTACCAAAAAATGTAATGCTTATGCTTTTGATGTATATCAACGCAGTGACCGTGATACTAGAGAAATTCGTATTGAGCGTGATGCCTTTAATCGTGGTGTCCGCTGGGCAAATAATAGGAGCCATTAATGACACAAATTGAATTGTTGGATAAGTTGAGGCAAGCACAGCATTTGCTTTCTGATGTATACCATTGGGCAGATGCCGAAGGTGCTGGTAAGTTGAAGGTAAGTGCGCATGTTGCATCTTTGATGAGCTGTGCTGATGATTGTGTTATTGAAACAATTGATTATATTACAGGTGCAGACAATGACTAGTGTATATGTAGTGAGTTCCGGTCGTTTTGATGAAATGACAGGTAATACCAATTGGTTGACATTGAGAGCTTTTACAGTCTATGCGGATGCTGAGGCATGGATTGCTTCAGAGATTGAGCGTGACCCAAGCTTCAATGAAGATTTGGATTTTTATGACATTGATGGAGTATCATTATATGGAAGTTTATAAAGATTTAGATACTGGCTTGAAAGAGTATGTTGCTCATTTGCAGGCAGATTATGATAGTAGAGGTGGCAACCAATTCATAGAATTCAAATATGAATTAGGCCGCAAATATGTTCATGTTATTATGAATCATATTGGTCAATTTAGTATTGGTCAGCGTTCTTCACATTCTTGGATTATGTTGAATGATGATAAGAAGTTTAAGCGTGGCGATATATTAAAATCGGCAAGTTGGCGTGCACCTGCTCGTAACTTTAGTCGTGGTAATGTATTGTGTGGTGGTTTTAAACATATTAGATGGGCAGGTGTATGAGTGATTTTGATGATATGAATGTTGAAGAATTACAATCATATTTTTCCGATTTTCATAAAGATTTTCATGGCTTTCGTCCTCGTTTTGCAACACCAGAACAATGGCGTAGCCGTGATTGGTTGATTGAAAGTATTAATGGCATACATGATGCTTTTGATGCTATGAAGAAAACGGCAAGTGGTCGTGAACAGTTGCGTGCTGAAGGTTGGCAAATTGATGAAGAGGATTTTATATAATGGGTACCAGATGTTTAACTTTTGTGTATGAAAAATACGGACAAATCCAAAAACCTGTATGTAATATGTATCGCCAATTCGATGGCTATCCTACGGGACATGGTGCCGAGTTAGCAGAGTTTTTGAATGGCGGTCGTTTAGTGAATGGATTAATTCATACAGAAACGGCAGAAGAAATGGTTTATAATGGCATGGGTTGTTTAGCCGCCAGTATGGTTGCTCACTTTAAAGAAACACCTGGTGGTTTTTACATTTATTCAACCGATGAAAGAGATTGTGGCCAAGATTATGAGTATCACATTTTCAACAAGGATGGATTATATGTTGAAGTATATAATTGTGGTTGTAATTTCTTTGGTGTAAGTGGTAGTGATAAACACGAAATGGTATTTGGTGGTTATTTAAAAGAGTTCACAGAATTTTGTAAAGAAAAGGAAACAGCATGAGTTATGATTCAGATTTCGAAAGGGTTTACATGGTTGAATTTCAATCGGGTAAAGTTATTCATGTTGGCCAATATACGGTTGAAGATGTAAAAGAATATTGTGCTGATGAGCATGAGAGTGAAGTTATCAAATCAATCTATGAAGAAGTTTATATCAACGATGGAGAAGAAGAATGACAGCACATGAAATTGCAGATGAATTAGATATTCAATATGGTAATCCATTGGCACCAAAACAGTATGATATTATTAAAGCCGCTATTGCTATGTTGAGATTACAAGCAGAAGAAATTGAAGCCTTATTAAAGGATCAAAAGTAATGCCAATTAGATATTCTACCAATTGGATGGGTGTTATCAATATGCAATGGTATATTGACCGTGGATTAACCAAAAGAGTAACACGAACACTCACCGAAGATTCTAAATTAACTGGCAGAAAAGCTGGCGAATCGTTTGAGTATAATGAGATTATTCAATCGTATTCGTGTGGTCGTATTGATTGCAATGGTGATGGTCTAGGTCCTTTTGGTGCAGAAATCGGTGTTGATCCTATGAAAGATTCATCATGGGCTC